GTTTCTGACTTGTTTGGCGGTGTTCGCACTGACATCGGAACCCAGCTGGTAACGCAACCCGGAGGCGACGTCCGTAGGGGTGGCGTCCTGCTGAACGTACCGGCCGCGCTAGAAGCTGACGCCGCATTCACCCCCGAGGAAGCCGAAAGGATCCGCAAGGAGAAAATCGCCGCAGAGCTAGCCAAGGCAGAGTCTACTGCCAACATTACCGCAGGTGGTGCCGCCGCTCGTGCGAAAGCAAACAGAGAAGCCAAGGCCAAAGCCGACGCGGCCGAAGCCGCCGGCGGAGACAAGTACGACCGATACGTCTTTACGCCAGAGCAGGTCAATGGACCGGTTCGCCAGGCAATCGTAGATCTTTACAGCCAAGGTACGGAAAAGGGCGGAGACTACGTCAAGGTTGACGAGGGAGTGATCAAGAAGATCATCGACACCCAGCAAACCCTTATTGCGACCGGCCTATCCACCAGGTCTTCGTCACTCACTGACGCGCTTGCGGCCCTTGGTTACGTCAACAGTGAGGACAAGAAGAACCGATACGACACCCAGGTAGCAGTGACCGACCGCCCCGGCGCTGGCACCGGCGACGATGTCGTCCGAACTCTTACCCCGAAGAAAGGGGCTGACATTGATCCCAGCGTGTTGATCCCTGGAGACCCGGCACTGGAAACCCGCGGAGGACTTATTGAGATCCCGCTCGAAAGCGCGCGAGACATGCTTCCGCAGATCCGCGACCAGGCCGAGCTTGGAACCATGTTCAAGCTGGGCAACCGTATCTACGAAAAGGTTCAGATGCAGGACGGCTCGTTCGCCCTCAAGGCAGTTCGATAAGCCCAGGAAGGATGCGCCGGATTGCTGGACTTCCAGCTTGCCGGCGTTAATCCTATTGCATGGCCGACAAAGAGCTTCCCGACATCATCCCTCTCGGTACCGCGAGCCCGGTAGCAGACGAGTTTGAGACCATCTTCGACAACGACTCCGGCGCAACGGTCACCCGTCGCCGAGCTTCCCGATCTGGTGGCGCCGCCGAGAACACGACTCAGATCGTCGGCAAGCTTGACGCCATCGGACAGGGCGTAGCGCGCGATTGGTACGGCGAGACTAAGGCAGACCTGGCCGGCGAGTTCGCCAAGACCTTCTTTACGAAGCAGGAGTTCGACAAGCTCGCACCGCTTTCCGCCGAAGAAGAGTTCGAGCTGGCCTCGCTTAAGAAGACTCCTCAGCGGGTCTCTTATCCGTCCGGGCCGTACATGCCGCCGCACACCCAGTCGACGCTATCCTTCCAGCGCCAGGTCGAGCTCGAGCGACGAAAGAACGCTCCCGCCTTTTCTGCACAGATGCAGAAGGAATTGCTCCGCATTGCTTCCGAGCTGAAGCTCGTCAACGAGGCCCTTGCAAGAAACCAGGGCGTGACCGAAGGTGCGGCCCAGTTCAATAACGCCAAAGACTGGTGGGAGAAAACGAAGATTGCTCTCTCCAACCCTCTTGACGTTGCCGCGACCAAGGGATCCGAAAGCGCTTACACTGGCGCAAAGATTTCCGGCGCCGCCGCTGGCACCGCACTGGCCGCCGGCCTGAGCGGTGGTGGCACTCTTGCCGCTCAAGCCGCCGCCCTGGCTACCGCTGGTGCCATGACCGCGAACGAAGGTTACGATCAGACCCTTCTCGAGGAACTGGTCAAGATGGACCCTCTTATCGCAGACGACCCAGAAGGCTTTCTGGCGGCGTACAAGGCGAACCCGAAGGACTATCGCAAGGCGTACGAAGACGCCAGGACCAAGGCCGCGATCAGCGGTGTCGCTGAAGGTGGAGCAGAAGCCCTGACTGCTGGTTTGTTCAAGTTTGTTCCGGGAGGAAAAACCCTGATTGGCAAGGCCGCAAACGAGCTCGGAGGAGAGCTGACCGAAGAGTTTTCATCCCTTCTTGCCGGCAAGGCGGCTCGCGGAGAAGGACTGCCTACCGCCGCCGAAGTCGTCGATACCTTTGTCAGCACGGCCGCAGGCACCGGAATGCAGACCGCCGTGACCTCAGCCGGCGGCAAGATCGCCGACAAGACCGGACTTTCTCAGGCCGCGAGTAACACGTTGACCAGGGTTGGTAGCGCCATCGAAAGGGCAATGATGCCCCAGATGAACGTCGACCAGGGCACGCTCACGCCCATGGCCCCGCGTCCGTTCAGCCTGATGCCTCAGGCCGGAGCTCCCCAGATGGCGGTGGATCTCAACACGCTGACCCCGATCGGAGCCCCGGCCCAACAGGCGCAAGATCAGGCGCCCGTAACGCCCCAGCTACGCGTCAACACCAGCTCTCTTACGCCGGTAGGCCAGGCCAGTCAGGCCGGATCCTTGCCGGATGTCATCCCCCTTTCCGGCCCCACCCAACAGCCGGCCCAGCCGGCGGCTCAGGCCGCGACCCAGGCGAGCACACTCCCTGACGTCATCCCTCTCCCCGGGCCCACGGCTCAGACCGCCCAGGCCCCGGCCCCCCAGACCGCCCAGGCGCCCGCCCAGACTGCGCAACAGCCGGCCCAGGGGCCGAGCTCCCTCTTTACTCCTCCGGCGCCCCAGGCTACGCAGGCCCAGGCCGGCACGAACCCGGCCGTCCAGCAGAGCCCCAACGCGGCGCCATCCGTTCAGCAGACCCAGACCACCCAGCCCCAGGTGACTCAAGGGCAACAGCAGGCCAGGACCAATCCCCTCGCGCCCGTCCAGACCCAGACCCAGCAGGCCGGCCAAACTCAACAGCAAGGCACCAACGTCCTTCCTTCCCCTGGCGGAGGCGATGGGCAGGGATTGCAGACCCAGGGCGTACAGACCCAGGGCTCTCAGATCCCGTTCACACAGCAGGGTCAGCAGGCCGGTCGGACCCAACCCCAACAGGCCGGTGGCGTGGCTTCAGCGTTTAATCCACAGGGACAGCAGACCCAGGGACAGCAGACCCAGGGACGTCGCCAGATCCCTTTCGCCCCGGTCCGAGGCGTTACCCCTCTCAACGAGAACGAGCGCACGCAGGTCGCGGACATGAAGTTTGCCGGCGAGCAGATGCTCCGCGACTCCGATGCGATCAGCTTCCCGGACGCCGAGACCGAAGGTGTCGCCGCATCCAAGCGAGACAAGAAAGGCGACAAGCCGGCCAAGGAAAGACTCGCCGGCGGCTTCGAGTCTGGCGCCGCGCTTTACATTACCGCACGACAGTTCGAGGGTGCCACGCGCGAGCAGGCCTGGAATGAGGTGCTCGAAAAGTTCAAGGACAACAAGACAGTCCTTAACCAGGCCATCAAGACCAAGGACGCGATCTTCAGGACGGCCGACTCTCTTGACGGGCTCCCGGTGTCGAAGGCCTTCGAGAAGGGATCCAAGCTGGCCAGCACCCGGTTCCCCACAGCGGTATCCGCGACGGAAGACGCTGGCGCTTACAACCTTCAATCTGACATCGCGACAGTCTACTCTAACCCGACCAAGATGCGCGACTTCGCCGCATCATTGAAGAAGATCGCCGGCTTCAAGTTTGATCCGTCCATGGACGATCGACAGATCATCGACGCGTTCATGAAGCACGTCGAAGGTAACCTGTTGCACATGTTCGACAGCGTCCCTCCGGAGATCCGCGGCAGGAGCAAGCTCTGGTATGTTGGCGCAAACCTTATCGCGAAACGCCTTTCCGAAGAACACGACATCTCTCACGAAGCCGCGGCCGGCGTTCTCGCCGTTCTTTCCCCTCAGATGGACTGGTACAAGAATGTCTCCCTGGCCGAGCGCGCCTTGGACATCATTCTCAACAAGTCCGGCCACGCCGTTGACCAGAAGATGGTCGACGTTATGAAGAACCGCGAGGCGATCGCCAAGATCGCCCTCAAGTTCATCGAGACGTCCAGGGGTGTGAAGAAGGATGACCTTACCAAGTACCCGGAAGACGACGACAAGAGCCGCAAAGCTAACATCATCAGAAAGAAGGCGCGCGACGCCGTCGACGAGCTCGGTCTCGCCGGCCAGAAGATCGGCGACATCAAGGACAAGCGGCTCCAGGCTATCGCACTGCGTGCCTACGATGAAGCCTACAACGGACGTTCGTACGACGTCATCACCCCAGAAGGTGGAAAGGACGGCCCCTTCACCAGCCTTGACGGCGAAGACTCGGAAGTCGGCTGGGGTAGCTTCGGCACCATTGAAAAGTGCTTCGCGATCGTCGCCGACCAGAGCATGGAGAACATCAGCCTCCAGCTGGGCGAAGAACACAAGGTCCGCAACTTCTACAATAACATCATCGATCCGGACGCCATGGACGGCCAGGTCACGATCGACACCCATGCCGTCGCCGCGGCCCTTGTCGAGCCCCTGTCCGGAGAAGACCCAGAAGTGAAGGCAAACCTGGGCGGCGGCGGTGGCACGGCCATGACCGGACTTTCCGGACTTTACCCGATCTACGCGCACGCCTATGGCCAAGCGGCCAAGGCTCGCGGCGTCCTGCCGCGCGAGATGCAGTCCATCACCTGGGAGGCAGTCCGAGGTCTCTTTACCGCAAAATACAAAAATGAAAAATCAAACATCGCCGCTATCAAGTCTATTTGGAGCTCCTACAAGAGCGGACAAATCGACCTTGCCGAGGCCCGATCCCGCATCGAGTCAACCGTCGTCGAGCACCGCGTCAACGCAATCGAGGGACTCGTCAAATCGAGAGAGATCGACCGAGCCGAAGCCGATCGCCGGATCGCGCTTGTCCGCGAACATGGAGCGTACGGACGCCCGACCTGGCATCGATCCGACGGACAGGGCGCTAAAGGATCTCGGGCTGGAACGGACCAGGGAAAACTGGATCGAGCTCAACTGGGGGGAACTGGAACGCAATCTGACCAAGGAACAACTGGCCGAGGTTCCCAGGGATCTAACCCCAGGTCCGAACGCGACGACGCCAGCTGGAGCGAGCTCGAGCGCAAGGCCGCTGAGCTAGACCGCCGGCGCGCCGCGCGCGCCCAGGCGCAGGCTAGTAACACCGACCCGGCCACGCGCCGGCGCGGCAACGAGCAGATCGTCCAGAAGATGGTCAACGAGCTCCGTAGGGGCGGAAGACTTTCCTTTGAGGAAGTGACAGCCGCCCTGCGGATCATCGAGAACCTGATGGAGAAGGGATACCTCGACAACCTGTCAGTCTCGGTAAGCGACGCGAACAAGGGCGGACCGGCCCGAGGTGAATACGAACAGGCGACCGAGCTTGTTCGCTTGTTCGTCCGTAACACCAACCGCCCCGGCGTCCTGAGGTATACGTTCGCCCACGAGGTAGCGCACCACCTTGAGCGCATGATCCCGGCTAAGGATCTCGAGGCCGCGCGCCAGCAGTTCCTGCGCGATCGTGCCAAGTGGCTCAAGGACAAGGAAGGCCTCCGGGCTCTCCTTGGCGATGGCAACTGGCTGGACAAGAAATACAGCGAGGCCGAGATCAAGCGCTTCCTGGCCAGCAACAATCTAAACCCCGCCCTCCTCAACAAGTACTTCATCCGCGACACCAGCGATCCGAAGCGAATTATCTGGCGCATCAAGAACACCGACGAGACTTACCGGCTTACTAACTTCTCCGAGTACTTCGCCGACAAGGTCGCCGACATCGCGACCGCCCGGGACGACGCTCGCGTCAACAGCCAGAACCTACTGCCCGTCTTCGCCAAGCTCAAGGAGCTCCTGGCGCAGATCAAGAAGTCCCTCATGGACATCTTCGGAAAGGACAAGGTCGAAGCTATCTGGGATAAGTTCCAGGAAGGTACCTACACCTCAGACTTCAAGCGCGAGAAGCTTGTTGGCTACGAGAAGACCGGAAACCAGAACCCGGTCATGGATGACCCTAGGACCGCCGATTACAAGAAGCCGCGCTTCGGACCGGCCGACGCTGATCGCCAGACCCGCGTCGACAACATCGACAAGCTTGAGCCTAACAAGCCGATCCCGCGAACGCGATCCGCGCGCGACGACGGCGAGAACACCCCGATCCCAGGCGGCTACCGCGAAGCATTCTTCAAGGCGAAGCAGGGCGCCGGCGCTCCTGAGCCTAAACAGATCAAGTGGTGGACCGACGTCGGTCATGACGTAGAGGCCGACAAGTCGAAGCAATTCCTGTGGGCTGTCGACCGTCAGGGTCAGCTACAGGTAACCTCCGTCCAGGAGCTCGAGGACAAGGGGATCGGAGTCAGCCAGTTCGAGGCAGACGACATGGATCTGTCTGGATACGAACGCATGCCTACCCACCTCGACTGGGAAGAGCAGGGTGGCCTGTCTGGCCTGCTGAGCGGTCCGGCACACGGACGTATCGACGCGACCGGTGACGTCGTAAGGATCTCCCTGCTCCAGAAAAACCAGTCTTCGCCGGCGATCAAGGCCGAGACCCGCGAGTACCTGAAGGGCAAGCTCGCCGAGTACATGGGCGAGTCCCAGGATGACATGGCCGGCTACGACTTCACCGACGCCGGCCCGTTCACCGGCCCGGAGGTCTTCAGTGCTCGAGACGAGGAAGGCGCCGATGTTCCTAAGCCATCCCGCCCTGGATCCTACAGGGCGTTCGACGAGATGGTCACCAGCCGCGAGATCGCGAAGCCGGAAGGCATGCCTTATCCGTACCACCTGAAACGCTTCACGGTCCTCTCTCCTACCAGCAAGACCGCACGCGCGAACCTGGAAGGTTACCACCTTGTCCAGCAGGGTAGCGATCTTGGCCCCCCTGGCCGAGATGACCGCCGGGAGTTCCGGGCAGTCTCCAAGGATGTAGACCCGGTCAGCGGAAAGCCTACCACCTACCGGATCTTGTTCCAGTACGCTCAGAGCGGAAGCCGTGGATCGAAGGGTAGTGTCTTTGTCACAATTACAGACGACGTCTTCGACAACGTCCCTGACTCGGTCAAGATCGGCCTGATCTCAGAGCTCTTCGAGCGCACTCGTCAGGCCGGGCTCAAGGACATCACGATCGACAAGAAGTATGCCGGCGAAATGTCTCCGGAAGACGTCGGCCTGTGGGGCCACGTCGCCAAGAACGAGCCTGAGATCAGCTTCCAGGGCGACCTTAACACCTACGACATCGACAAGAACACCGCCTACAGCGCCCGCGACGAGGAGCCGGCCCAGGCCCCCATGTCCGTTGAACAGCGCAAGGCCAGGATCGAAGAGATCAAGCGACAGATCATGCCGCTTGCCCAGAAGGGGGCTCTCAGCCGAGAAGATGGAGCTCTTTATTCCAAGCTTGGAATGGAGCTTGAGACTCACCGCTTCGAGATGCGTGCCGGCCGAGGCCTGAAGCTGGAGCTGGTCAAGCCTATGCAGGAACGCGGAAGCGCCATCCCTTCCGAGATCGTGAAGATCGCATCCGACGAGCTCGCCTCGAACCGTGCGGCCTTTGAAGCCCTTACCGAGGCGTCTCTTGGTGTTGGCATGAACAAAGACACCGCGGTTGACGTGATCATGAACGGGAAGAACCCTGACGTATCTCCGGCTGACCTTTACTCTGCGTTTGACCGAACCCGCGAAGCTCTGCGCAAACAGTTCGGTGACACGATCGTGCTTTACCGAGCACACGGCAAGCAGAAGCAGAAGGCCACGCAGAACTGGCACTCTACCGAGGCCGGCGCCAGGGAGTATGGTAACGACATCGAGCGTCGCGTAGTCGCAGTTGATGACATCGTAGCCGTGAACGTCGGACTGAGGGGAGCTTACGAAGAGTTTGTCGTAGGAAAGAACCCCGCGTCCGCAGACATCACTGATGGCGCCGAGTTCACCACTCCGGGCGGCGAACTGACGAACCACGGAGACAAGGATCTGGCAAATGGTGGTTTCCTTACTAAGCAGGCCATGCGTATCCCGAAGGGCGAGCGATCCAGGTACAGCTTTGCTTTCGAGCAGGATAGCCGTAGTGGCGGTCATGTGGCTCAGATCAAGTACGACGGCAATGTTGTCGCCGAACTTGACATGAGCTCTGAGGTTTATGAAGAAGGCAAGGGCCTGATCAAACTGGACATGGTGGACGTGACCCCCTCCTTCCAGGGTCGAGGTCTTTCGACAATCATGCAGGCCGAGGTGGCAGAGCTAGGAAAGCGCGCCGACACACCTGTCGACACGCTTGTGGCCACCGTGCTTGACCCGAAAGTACGTCCCCTGAAAAGCATGCAAAGGATCCTTGGTAAGGACAACGTCGAGATCCTTGAGTCCACCACCGAAACAACGGACGAGACCGATCAGTTTGGATACGAAGGAAACGAAGACGACATCTCAGACATGTCTCTCGATCCTGACTTCTTTAAGGACGGAAATAGGCTCCGTAATCGAGTCGAGGTCCAGGGTAACGTACCGCAATACACCCCTGAACAGCGCCAGATGATCAAGGACATCAATGCCGCGAAAGCTTCAGGAGACATGGCAAAGGTGAAGAAGCTGAAGGCTCAGTTCGATAAAAGCGTTAAGGATAACGACACTCAGATCCTGAGTGCCCGAGACGAGGACGGCGACTACCGCGGATCCCACCGAGCCCCCGACGGTGCCAACGGCGAAGGATCCATGGACGCCATGGATCGCACCTACCCGGAGGACATTTACGGACCGAAGGGCGCTCAGTACTACGGCGCACGCCGTCCCGACGACGTCAAGATCCACAAGCTGATCCAGTCTGTCCGAGGAAATCCGGACGCCAAGGTCACCGTCTACCGCGCCGTCCCCAAGGGGGTCGGAGCCGAGATCACCCCAGGCAACTGGGTCACCCCTTCGCGCGAGTACGCCGCCGAACACGGCGAGCGCTTCGCGAACGGGTACGAAATCCTCGAGCGCCAGGTCCGAGCCGGCGATCTGTTCACCGAAGGCAACAGCCTCCAGGAGTTTGGCTGGAACCCGACCGGTGAGCCGATCCAGTCAGCACGCGACGAGGACGGCGAGAACACCGTCATCCCTGGTGGCAAGCGCGAGCAGTTCCTGAAGAAGAAGCCGGCCTACAAGCCGCCTTACTACACCGAGATCGGCCACGACCCTGCAAACGCTGAGAACAGCTACCTGTTCATGGTCGACGCCGATGGCGTCATGTACGTCAAGCGAGTATCTGATCTAAGAAAGCAGGTCGAGGACAACTTCCCGCTCGGCGACCGTGGTGTTCACGAGGTTCCAGGCAAGACGTACGGCATGGACATCAACTTCTTGACCCACAATGACTGGGAGGATGTAGACGACCAGCTTGAGTATGGCACCATCAGGCAGGGCACTCGTGACGCAATCGCCTTTGGCCGCATTGAGGTCAAGGACGGCAAGCCGTACATCGCTGTCGGTGGGCAGGGTGATAACGGTTCAGAAATTGCAATGAATGAGGGACGAAAGGAGTTTCGCGCCATCATCAAGGATGCGGCAAAAGCTGTCATCGACGCCGGTGAAATCACCGGTGTCACACAGAAGTCCACCGGCCTGGACTACTCCTTCGTCGACGGCGGTGACAACGGAGCACCCGCCGTATTCAGCGCCCGCGACGAAGACACCACGGACATCCCGTCCACCGGGTCCGGCCGTAAGGCCGGCCTGGCCGCAGGTGCCCTTGCCCTGGCACCTACCACCCTGGAGGCCGCGACCGGTGCCGCTAAGACCGGCGCAATGATCGCCGGCGTCGCCGCTGGTGATCTGATCGCGGTCGCCACCGGCATCGCCTTCACCTCGTCGGATCGTCTGCTCAAGGGGCTCAATCCGATCGCCGCCAACATGCACCTCCTGGCCAACGACACTAAGTCGCCGACCATGAAGCGCATCGCGGAGATGTTCAACCGCCTCGGCGGCAATACGTCTGCCGGCGCCCAGGAAACCTACCACGACGAACGCGACGCCAACCGTCGCATCTATCGCAACAAGCTCGCCGCGGCCTTCGAGCCCCTGGCTAAGCTCAGCCAGGCCCAGATCCGTGCGCTCGACATCACGATCGCGCGTGCGCTTGCCGGCGAGATCCCGATGCCGACCGGCCCTGTCGGCGAAGTGGTGCGAAACCTCCAGGATCTTTCCGACGAGCTGTACCGCTACCTCCGCGAAGCCGGCGTCGAAGTCAACTACGCCAAGGACTACGCTATCCCCCACTCCTTCAACGCGGAACTGATCGCCAAGGACGAGCAGGCATTCATCGACGCGGCCGAGCAGGCCTACATCGACAACAACCCCAAGCGCATCCAGCGACTTCAGGCATACATCCAGCAGATCGACCGGGAGGCCGCGCAGAATGGCGGCTTCACCCAGGACATGACTGACCGCAAGAACGCGCTCAACGAGGAGATCAACAAGCTCCAGGTCGCCAACCCACGCCAGCAGGCGGAGGACCTTGCGGCCGCGATCATGGCCGGCGAAGAGGGAGGCGACCAGAGCCAAGGCCTGATCCTGGCATCCAATCCGAGCAACCAGAACCGGGCAGACTTCCTGAAGGACCGAGTCTTTGAGCAGTCCGCTCGAGCCATGCTACGCGAATACTTCCAGAACGACCCGCGCCACGCATGGAACAATTACATCGCACGAGCCACCACGCTGGCCGAGTTTGCCCGACGCTTCGGTAGCAAGGGTGAGACCTGGATGAAACTTGTCGAACAGATGCGAAAGGAGGGCGTCAAAGAAAAAGACATCACCCAGATCAAGGAGCACGTGCTCGACGCCATGGGTGCGCTCACCCCTGCGGCCCAAGGTTCGCACGCATTGGCCAACGCCCTTGTCGGACTCAGCAACATGTCCAAGCTCAAGAGCACGTTCCTCACGAACTTCCTCGAAGCCCAAGCCCAGGCCGTCCCAGGAGATCTCCTGGACGCCGCGTTCGCGCCGGTCGTCATGCTCAAGGAGTTTGCCGCCGTTCTAGCCGAACTTACGCCCCGCCAGCGAGCGCTCCTTAAGCAGTATCTCCGCGTGGACATCAACACGCAGACCGGCAACATGGAGCTCGCCCGCATCGTGGGCCTCATGGACGCGGCCGGCGTTCACAACATCATGGAAAACAGTGCGTTCGCATTGGAGAACAAGGCTGACTTCCGCGAGGACAGTAAGACCGACCGGGCCGCACGCGCTGTCTCCACTGCGACCAGCGCCATGGCCCAGGCCTACGGCATCGAAGCCTCTGAAAACGCCAAGCGAGCCATGGGAGCGCGTTACGCCGCAGGCCGTCTTGACCAGCACGTATCGGAGTTCCTCCGGGACAACATCCTGGCGCGAGCGCTCAAGAAGGTCGGGTATACCGGGGACGCCATGACGACCCGGAATGAAGCCATCATGCGCCTTCGCCGTGCCGGCATCAATGACTCCAACATGTCCGCGTTCTCGACCTGGTGGGAGGCCGCTCGCAACAGCAATAACTTCAACGAGCGCCTGGCCGATACCACTGACCCTATGGCCGCGATCGCCCGCAAGGCTATCCGCATGGAGTCTGCCCGTGCCATGGTTAATTCCAACCGTGCCATGAAGCCGGGCGGCGTGCGCAACAAGGCGATCTCCCAGGACAACTTCTTCGGCAAGATCGTCATGAGCTTCCTTAACTACCCGGCCGCGTTCCGAGAGCAGGTAGGAAAGCCGATGGCGCGAGACATCGCGACCGGCGTTCGCGGGTACGAGTCTGAAGGTGGCCAGTCCACTTTCTTCAGCCCGGCCGAGCGAGCCCGCATGGTTGCACGTGTCGCCGCGATCCCGGCCATGGCCGTCTCCGCCGCAGTGTTCCTAGCCCTTCGCGTGCTCGCCCTCGGCGACGACGAAGACAAGGAAGAGCTCGCCGAGAAGACGATGCTCAGCCACATGATTGACGGCGTAAGCTACACCGGCTTTACCGGCGGCAAGACCGAAGCCGTCCAGCGTTTCCGACGTGGCCAGCTACCTCCGATCATCGACGAAGGTACGCGCCTCGCGAAGAACCTGGACCGCGAGTCCACCAACTCAAACGGTAAGGAGCGCGCGGTCACCAAGAGCTTGACGCGCTCGGTCGGCGTGCCGGCCACCCAGGCGGTCGTCAGTACCTACGCACCCGTGCCAATCGCCGCGGCGGTGAACCAGGCCCTGGCTTCCAAGACGTTTAATGAGACGGTCGTAAACGTCGTCGCCGGGCCCGAGCAGAAGAAGGGCACCGGTAGCGGATCCACCCGAAGCTCAGGACGCGAAAGCAACCGGAGCGGAGGACGGTCCGACGGGCGCTGAACCTGTTGACACGTGTTGGGCATGGGGCATGCTGATGTTCCCATGCCCAACATGATCAATACCGACGCCCTGGCCGACAAGCTCCACGAAGAGCTCGGCCTCAAGACCGAGATGGGTCGCGAGTACCTCCGCGCCATCCTCCCCCTGGCCCAGCTGATGGACCGCAAACAGCAGGACTACGGGTCGAGCAACATCAGCCTCAACGGCGAGCTTGGCGTCATGGTACGCTCACAGGACAAGGTCAGTCGTCTCCGCAATCTCCTGACCAAGGAGATGAAGGGCGACCTGGCCGTGAACAACGAGAGCGTCGAAGACTCCTGGGCGGATCTCGCCAACTACGGTGTCATCGGCCTGCTCCTGCGGGCCGGCAAGTGGCGCTGATCGGCGACGGCCCAGACCAGACAAGAGCGCCTGGACTGGATCCGGCGCTACCGTAAGGACAACCCGGCAAGGGTGCTCCTGGCTCTCGCCCGTCAACGGGCGAAGAAGTCGGGCATCCCTTTCGCGATCACAGAAAAGGACATCGTGATCGGCACCAAGTGTCCGGTCATGAACGTGCCATACGAGACCGGCAAGGACCACGTCCCGCACCCGCACGCCCCGAGCCTGGACAGGATTGATCCGCGCCTGGGCTACGTGCCCGGGAACGTCGTCGTGATCAGCCGTATGGCCAACACCATCAAGCACGACGCGAGCGTCGAGCAGATCGGCAAGGTCTACAGATGGCTGAAACGTTTGACCCGCGGGCGCCGGTGAACAGGCTGGATGGGTATGATCTTCATCGCAATTTCCTTCCTGGCCGGAGTCACGGTCGGAGCCCTGGCGTATCGAAAGAATGCCGAACGCGCCCAGGCCATCGAGGCCAAGGCCAAGACCCTGGCTGACGAGTTCCGGAAGTGAGGCTCCTGGCGGTAACTCTCCTCGCCCTGGCCGGATGCTCATCCGCGCCGGACGATAAGCCGTTGCCGCCGGCCCCTGCTCCAGCTATCCAGCAGACTACCCTGCTCGGGGTATGGGAGAAGGAGGTCGCCGAGGATCTGGCGATCTTCAAGGCGATCCGCCCATCCATCACCGGGCCGGCTCCTGCCCTGAACCTTTACGACTCCGCGACGCAAGGCCTGGCATCACTGTCCGGGGAGCCGACCGCCAAGGCGATCGACCGGTTCCGCGGCTACGTCGAAAACCCAGACCAGGCAAAGCTCGACGCCCTCCGCGCGGAAAAGGTAGCTCTCGACAAGAAGACGGCAGAGCTCGAGCGCAAGGTGTCCGAGGAGCGCGACGCCAGGCTACTGGCCGAGGCCCAGGCTACCCAGGCGCGTAAGGACAAGGCCGAGGCTGATCGCCTGGCCAGCCTGGCCGCGTCGGCCGCACGTCTCACCGAGTACGGATCCTACGCCATCGCGGCCGGCATCCTGGCCCTGCTGTTCGGCCAATGGCTGGGGATCCAGAAGTGGGTCGCCGGCCTGACGATCGGAGCCGGGGTCCTGGTCGCCGCGACTGCCCGACCCCTGATTGACTTCTTCGGCGGGGACAAATCCGAGTATGTCCTGATCGGCACGCTCGGCTTCCTCGCCCTCAACCTATCCATCGTCGTCGGGGTCAAGACCTGGCGCTTTATCCGCCGTGAGAAAGAAACGCCCACTGCCTAAGGTGATCGTGCATCCCCTTCCGGGGGACGTCGCAGGCCTGGCATGCAAGGCCGACAACACGATTGAAATTGATCCAAACCTGTCTCCGAGCAAGGCCTTGGAGGTGGCCGTTCACGAGGCTCTCCATCTGGCGGATTGGGGGCTCAGCGAACGCAAGGTGAAGTATCGCGCCAAGTACATCGCCGAGGTCCTGTGGGCTCAAGGCTACCGCAAGAAGTAACATGGAGCCCCCGACCAACAACCCGCTTCACGAGGCCATCGTCTCCTTCGGCCTGGGTCTCGCCGCCTACTTCGCAAGGCACGCCATGTCCAAGGATCGTTACCCATGGGTGGTCCTGCTAGGTCGCTTCTTCGCGGCCGGCATCACCGCCGTCTTCGCCGGCTGGGCTGTCGAAGGCCTGGGCGTAGAGAAGCAGAACCTCCGGTACGCGATCGTCGGATGCTTGTCCTACGCGTCACCGGAGGTCCTCTTCTACGTGCTCGCCACCGTCCGCAAGAAGGGCGACGCGATCATCAAGTAGACTGATCGCGGAAGTTCACCGCCCCGCGCAGGTGATCCGGGCAGTGGTGGGCGTAGACGCGCATCACGGTGGCCAGGCAATCGCCCAGCACGCCGGCGATCTGGAACAACTCGACGCCGGCCTGGGCCGCGAGGGTCGCCCAGGTGTGGCGCAGGGTGTGGGGAGTGACGTCCTCCAGGCCGGCCGCTTTGACGACCGCCTCGAAGTGGTGCTGGATCGAGTAGGGCGTATCGAGCACCCACTCGTCCTGGGTGCGCGCGATCCAGGCGCGCTCGAGGAACGCCTTCAGGCGCGACGACATCGGCACCGGCACGCGACGCTTCTTGGTCCGGGCCTTGCCGTCATTCTGGAAATTGATCAGGCCGCGCTCGAAGTCGACCTGCGACCAGCGAAGCTCGACGACCGACGTCTTGCGCGACGCCGTCTCCGACGCGATCACGATGAACCGGTGGATCCGGGACATGTCGCCGTACGTCGACGCGCTCACCGCGATCAGCTTGTCGAGCTGTTCGCCGGTCAGCCACAGATCCTTCGGCGCCGGAGCCGCGGGCAGGTCGATGTGAGGAACATCGGCCGAGCTGAGCCGGCGCTGGCGCACCGCGTGATTGATCGCGGCGACCAGGCAGTTGAGCTCGCGACGCAGTGTGCCGTCGCCGACCTCGCGCCCGTTGATCTTGCCGGCGCGACGATCCTCGCGGTACTTCAGCATGACCTGGCTGTCGAGATCGGTGACCAGCTTTGAACCCAGGCCGGCCTTGAGCACGGCGACGCAGTCCTCCTGGCGCTCGGTCGAGACGACCTTCTGCGAGACGTGCTCGGCCATGTAGTCGTCCAGGATCTTCGAGACGTCGACGACCTTGGCCTGGTCCTTGGTGATCATCCACCGGCCGTAGAATGCGTAGGCCTCGCGGAGATCAGTGGTGCCGGTCGACTTGCGTTTGCTACGCTTCCCGCCGAAGCGGATCTCGTAGATGCCGGCGTCATTCTTAACAATTCGTGCGTCGTTATTATTCATGTTGGGGCAGTAACAACACCGACAAAATGTAGGAATGTCAATACTGAGATTTTTTCCCATTGACCGGAGAGGATCGCCAGGCAGAGTGATCACATCGGACCCAACGCCGTGACCATCAATACCAACATCGACGTCAGAAAACTCGTCGCACGCTTCGGCGGGCAGGGCGAGCTCTGCCGGCGCATGAATGCTAAGGGATACGCGGTCACCCTCAAGGCGATCGAAAAATGGATCGAGCGCGACAGCATCCCGGGCAAGCGCATCATCCAGCTTTTCGAGCTTGGCATTTCCGAAGGACATCCCATTGACCTTTACGGCTTCCTGCTCCGTCCCAACGCGGAGGCCAGACTTTCCCCCAACCGACATGAAGAAAAACAGCAAGACCGCGCCGGCTAAGCCGACGCTCCCCGAACTCCGCGATCTGATCGCGGCCAACAAGAACCTGATCGACGCCGCCAAGGCGAAGATCGCCGAGGCTGAAGCCATGATCCTGGCCGAGCACAGCGCGATCTTCGACAAGCACCTGGCCGAGTCCGGCCTGACGCACGGCCAGCACTCGACCGAGATCGACGGCGTGAAGCTCACGTTCAAGATCAGCCAGCGCGTCGACTGGGACAGCAACGTCCTCGAGTCGATCGCGAACACCCTCCCCTGGGAGCAGGTCCGCCGGATCATGAAGATCGAGTTCTCGGTCCCCGAGAAGAACTTCAACGCGCTCCCGGACGACGAGCTCAAGGATCGCCTCATGGACGCGCGCACCGTCAAGTACGCCGCCCCCTCCGTCACCTTCCCCAAGTAATTCCACCCAACATGCTCCGCATCATCAAGGCCGACGAGCGCCTCAAGCTCGCCCCCAAGGTCAACATCGCTCTCTTCGGTCCGTCCGGAGTGGGCAAGACCACCCTCGCCCGCACGCTCGACCCCGAGTCCACGCTCTTCGTGGACCTCGAGGCCGGCACGCTGGCCATCCAGGACTGGCCCGGCGACGTGCTCGACGTCCGCGCCGCGGCCCAGGCCTTCGGCAAACAGCCGTGGGAGATCGCCCGCGCCCTGGCCCTGTACATCGGTGGCCACGACCCGTCCGATCTGAACGGCGCCTACAGCAAGCCGGTCTACGACGCCGTCTGCGAGGCCTTCAAGGAGATCCCTCTCGCCAAGTACAAGACCGTCTTCGTCGACTCGATCACCGTCGCCTCGCGCGACTGTCTCAAGTGGGCTGAGAAACAGCCGGAAGCCATGAACAAGGACGGCAAGCCCGACACCCGCGGAGCCTACGGCCTGCTCGGTCGCGAGATGATGCGCTGGCTGACCCATCTCCAGCACAGCAACAAGTCGATCGTCGTCGTCGGCATCCTGAACCGCGAAGAGGACGACCTCAAGCGCGTGTCCTGGGTGCCTCAGATCGAAGGCGCCAAGACCGCCCGCGAACTGCCTGGTATCTTCGACCAGGTGATCACCCTCCAGAACTTCAAGGCCGAAGACGGATCCCTCTACCGCGGCCTGTGCTGTCAGCAACAAAACCCCTGGGGCTATCCCGCGAAGGATCGCTCCGGTCGTCTCGAGCTCCTCGAGGCCCCGCACCTGGGCGAGCTGATGGTCAAGATCCGCGAGGGCAAGCGCCTCGACACGACGCTGATCACCACCATGCCGGCCAAGGCCTGACCTTTCTCACCCACCCAGATACACACCCAATACCATGAACAACATGTTCTCCCCCGACTCCGGCGCCGCCAAGGCGCCCGAGCTCATCCCCAACGGCACGCTCTCCTGGGCGATCATCACGATCCAGGCCGCGCGCCAGTCCGGCACGACCGGCGGCACCTACTACCCGGTGACGCTCACCCTGGTCGAGAACGGCTACGAGGGCCGCAAGGTCTTCGACATGCTCCCGGACATCAACGACGAGCGCAACAACCCGAAGTGGCGCGAGATGGGCAAGGGCTCCATCACCCGGATCTTCGAGTCCGCCGGCGTCTTCAATCCGCACAAGCTCGAGACCTACGCCGCCTTCGCCGGCAAGGAGACTCTCGCCCTGATGAACGCGATGGACGGCCTGCGCGTCGCCATTAAGGTCAAGGTCGAGGCCTCCAAGGATCCGGCCTACGCCGACAAGAACAAGGTCGGCGAGTGGCTCAGCCCGAACCCGAAGAGCGCCGGCTCGCGTGACTACAACACCCTGACCGGTGGCCAGCAGGCCGCTAACCAGGCGCGTGGCCAGGCGTTCGCTCCTCAGGCTCCCGCCCCGGTCTTGGGCCAGGGTCCCGGCTGGATCGTCAAGGGCCCGGCCGCTCAGAACAACCCGTTCTGATCTAGCCAGGACCGGCACAACCCAACGCGTCGAACCCGACCTCACAAACATGGTGACTTTTCCAAAAAGCCTGCCAACATGTGAGCTCGAGGTTCGATGCACCACCGGTGCCGGCGTTCCTGATCTTTCAAAAACAAGGGCGGAGCAAGTGATCGGGGTGCCACCGTCGGTTGGCGATTACCCTGTTAAGACTTGCGCTGGGATGACGCGGATGTTGGGTCTGCCTCTCTCCCCCGCCCCCCACTTTGCCTGTACGCGCAAGCAACAGGAACTACAACGGCTCCCCTCCCTACCGAAAGGCACAGGGGAGTCTTCCTTTTTGACCGCCCGGCCCTCTCAACGATGGTTTCTCTCGAGCGGTTTTCTTTCCCGCGCAAGCGGGCCTGCTCACGCAGGGTGGTCGGGAGGCACCAGGTCCGGGTGCCGGCTGAAACCGAGGCGTAAGCCTGTCGCGAGTCAAGCCGTAGGCCGCCGCCGTTCCCAGACGCCATGCGTGGCGGCTTATGCCGGGGCGCCTTGGCTAACACGCCACGAACGGCGCGATACCAAAATCGACACTATCGTATTTTGGTCATGAAACTTCGACCCCGCCAGGCGGACTTCGTGTCCCGCGTACTGACCGCGCTCGCCGACAAGGGTAACACCCTCGGCGTGGCGCCGACAGGCGCAGGCAAGACGGTCATGCTCAGCTCGGCGATCGCCCAGTCGCGCAAGAAGGACAAGCCCTTCCGCGCGCTCGTGATCCAGCACCGGGAAGAGCTCGTCAACCAGAACCGGGCCACGCTCAGACGCGTCGACCCGGACCTGGCATCTGACATCTACGCCGCCGACCGCAAGAAGTGGTCGGACGGTGTCACCTACGCCATGGTCCAGACCCTCAGCCGGCCGGACAACCTGGACACCATGCCGGCCATGGACCTGGTCGTGATCGACGAGGCGCACCACGTCGCCGCGTCCAGCTACAAGAAGATCCTCGAGCGCGCGCGCTCCCTTAACAAGGACGTCCGGATCCTGGGCGTCACGGCCACACCCGAGCGAGGTGACAAAGCCGCCCTGAAGGACGCCTTTTGTAACGTGGCCGACGTGATCTCGATCCGCGAGCTGATCGAGGCAGGCCACCTGGTAAGGCCTCGCACCTACGTCATCGACTGCGGACTGCGCGAAGAGCTCGCCGGCGTGAAGCGCACGATCTCCGAGTTCGACATGGCCGAGGTCGAGGCGATCATGGACAAGAGCGCGGTCACCGAGAAGGTGATCGAGGAGTGGCGCCGGCTTGCCGGCGACCGTAAGACCATCGTCTTCTGCTCGACGATCGAGCACGCCAGGCACATCACCCAGGCCTTCGCCGACGCCGGCATCAAGGCCACCGAGATCCACGGCGAGATGACCGACACCGAACGTCGTCGCGCCCTGATTGACTTCGAGAAGGACAAGTACCAGGTCCTGGTCAACGTCGCGATCGCGACCGAAGGGTACGACTGCCAGACGATCGCGTGCGTCGTACTGCTCCGGCCGTGCTCCTACAAATCCACCATGATCCAGATGGTCGGCCGGGGCCTGCGCAAGGTCGACCCGGAGAAGCACCCCGGCGTGATCAAGACGGACTGCGTCGTCCTGGACTTCGGTTATTCACTGCTTACTCACGGAGGCCTCGAGACCGACACGGTCCTCGAGCCGGTCAAGGGCAAGGGCATGACCAAGGACTGCCCGTCCTGCGAGATGGAGATCCCCGCCGGCTGTGGCACCTGCCCCTCCTGCGGCCACATCTTTGACGCGGTCGAGCGCCGTGCCCAGGAAGTGAAGGAGCGCCAGGCCCTGGCCGACTTCGTCATGACCGAGGTCGAGATCATGAAGCTCAGCCCCTTCCAGTGGGAAACCTTCTGGGGCGTCGTCACCATGGCGAACGCCATGTCTGCCTGGGCCGCGATCATCAAGCACGCCGGCGTCTACCAGGTGATCTGCGGGAAGGACGCCGATCGCGTCGTTCACCTGGTCGCCAAGACCACCGACCGGCTCCAGGCCCTGGCCTCCGCGGACGACTACCTCCGGGAGCACGGCGACAAGGACGCCGCCCGGAAGACCAAGCGCTGGATCAACGAGCCGGCCAGCGACGACCAGCTCCGCTACCTCTCATCCCAGGCCAATGATTTTTCCATGACCAAGTACCGCGCGTCGTGCCTTTTGACGTGGACTTTCAAGGAGAAGCTCATCAGAGCTAAGGTTCTTTCCGTATGATCTTCTCACCCAACGAAGGCCGCGAGGCCACGACAACGGAGCAAGCTATCATCGCGTCCATCGACGCGGCGATGCTGTCCAAGAACAAGGAGCAGGCCAGGCGCCAGTACCTCGGCGCGTCCCGGATCGGGCACCACTGCGAGCGCGCCCTGGGCTACGAGTACCACATGGCCGAGAAGGACGAGGGCGCCGACTTCAAAGGCAAGACCCTCCGGATCTTCGACATGGGCCACGACGGCGAAGAGCGCATGGCCAGGTACCTACAGCTCGCCGGCTTCGAGCTCCAGACCCACGCGCCCGACGGCAAGCAGATCGGAATGTCAGACGCCGGCGGAAAGTTCAAGGGACACCTCGACGGAGTGATCCACTCCGGCCCGGTCGCGGATCTCAAGTACCCCATGCTGTGGGAGAACAAGGCCCTCGGCGACAAGAGCTGGAGCGACGCCGTGAAGAAAGGCATCAAGCTCAGCAAGCCGGTGTACTACGCCCAGGTCCAGATCTACATGGCGTACCACGAGCTCGAGTCGTGCATGTTCACCTGCCTCAACCGCGACACCGGCGAGATCCACGTCGAGCTGATCCCCCTCGTCACGCGCGACGCCCAGGACTACATTGACCGCGCCGTCCGCATCGTCAGCTCCAACGCCCCGGAGGAGCTCGGCAAGGCCGGGCGCTCTGCCGACGACTTCAACTGCAAGTTCTGCGACTACAAGGCGCGATGCTGGCAGAAGACCACTTCCCAACCCAACACCAACCACCAAACCATCAACCCCTCATGGCTAAGAAAAGAGTAAGCAAGAAGCCTATCAAGTTCACCGATCCTTTCGAGGTCGAAGGCAAGCGCCTCCGCGCCCTGGTCGACGAGTTCGCCGACAACCTGGGCGACGGCGAGATGCTCGTCGCCGACGGCTTCGACGCCGCGATCGTCGGCATCACCGAGGACAACGAGCCGACCGTCGTCTACGACTGGGACATGTGCGTCGAGATCCTCCAGGTCCGCGACGAGATGACCGAAGAAGACGCGCTCGAGCACATGTCCTTCAACGTGACCGGCGCCTACGTCGGATCCCGCACCCCTCTCTTCATCCGGTTCCTCTGATGGACGCTCCCAACAGCGTCGACGCGAAAGCGATCGAGGCACACCTGCGCCTGCTCTTCGGCTACGAGGCCGAAGGCTACGTCTGCCTGCGTGGCATCGGCGAGAAGGGCACCGCCCGCGAGGGCGTCTTCCGCGAAGACATCTTCCTCGAACCCAACGTCCTGGGGTGGCCGGCCTTCGTCGCGTCCATCATCCATCACGCCACCCGCTGGGGACAGCACGACGTCGCCAGCTTCGTCGTGCCTTGCACCCTGAAGGCGGACCGTGGCACCGCCGAGAATTGCCAGACCTTCCGCACCCTGTGCGCCGACTTCGACACCGGCGACACCGACGCGAAGCTTCACTGGATCACGCTCGAGTGCGGACCCCCTGACATGGTCGTGCTTTCCGGAGGCGTGACCGAAGAGGGCAAGGCCAAGCGACATGCCTACTGGTCGATCAAGCCGACCGAAGACGTGGCAAAGGTGGTCGCCGTGCGCGACGCGATCGCGCGCAAGGTCGGAGCCGACATCCAGTTCGGCTTCGGCGTCGACGGCAATCCCTATGGCCGTGCCCACCAGCCTATCCGCCTGGCCGGATCCATCCACGGGAAGAACGGCGTACGCAAACCCGTGCGCATCGAGGCCCTGGTCGAGGACGCGTACGAAGGAGCCGACCTGGCTACCTACGCCGAGGTCATGGAGCGAGTCGTGCCGAGCCCCTGGGCCCTGGCCGAGAAGGTCGCCCAGGTCGGAGCCATGTTCCGCCCGGAGGGCGGCGACATGTCCGACGTGCTGACCACCGACGTCGCCGCAGGCGCCGAAGGCGGAGAGACCAGGTGGTCCGCGTTCACCCGCGTGGCCGGCCACTACATCCACGTCGCCCGCAAGGGTGACATGTCCATCGATGAGGCGAAGGCCGCGGCCGAAGGCTGGATGCTCGCCCACATGGATCCGCCCTGGCCTGCCGGCCGGTTCGCTTCCGAGTGGCAGGGCCTGGTCCGCAAGGACATCTCCGGGCACGGCCCCTTCCCCAAGCCCGAGGCCCCGATCGCGAAGCCGGAGACCGGTGGGATCCTGGCATGGGCCGCCCACCGGTGGAGCCTGGGCGCCAGCCCCAAGCGCCAGTTCCTCGTCGACAAGCTGATCCTCGCCGGCAAGCACCACCTCCTGGTCGCCGAAGGCGGAGCCGGCAAGACGTTCCTGTGCCTCGACCTGGCCCTGAAGATCTCCAGCCCCAAGCCGAGCGACGACTGGTGCGGTCAGCCCATCACCCGCAAGGGCAAGGCCGTGATCATCACGACCGAGGACGACCAGGACGAGCTCCACATCCGACTCAACGACCTCGACCCGGACGGCTCCCGCCGACGCGAGGCCGGCGACGACCTGATCATCCTGCCCACCATCAACACCGGCGGATCCTTCGCCGTCGTCGAGCACGACGCCAGGACCGGCGAGGCGAAGGCCTCCCGCAAATGGGTCGAGCTGATGGACATGCTACGCCAGGTGAAGCCGGACGTCGTCGTCATCGACACCCTTAACTCCGTCCTTCACGGCGAAGAGAACAGCGCCACCGTCATCAATGAGTTCATCCGGTTCGCGTCTCAGATCTCCGGCGAGCTGGGCTCGGCCACGATCTTCACCCACCACATCCGCAAGCAGGGAGAGGAACCGATCCGGGGCATCGACGGGATGAAGGCCGCGATCCGCGGATCCTCCGCCCTGCCGGCCGCGTTCCGCGCGGTGCTCGGCATCTGGGCGTGCGCCGACTACGACCGACGCATGACCGCCATGGGCCTGAAGCCCAGGCGCGGATCCCTCTGGAAGCTCGGCGTGCTCAAGGCCAATAACCCGGAGATGTACGAAGGCGAGAAGACCCTGCTCCGATCGGAGTCCGGCCTGCTCGTCGACGTCACCGCGAACGACTCCTACTCCCTGGTCAACCTGTCCGAGCGACATGCCTGGCTCCTGGCCGCGATCACCCTGGCCGCGAGGGCCGGACACCCGTACAGCAACGAGGGCAAGAACGCGAAGAGCGGTCTCTACCGCCGGCGCGCGGAGCTCCCGCCCCTGCTCAGGCAGACCGGCGCTCACGAGTTCGCCGGCATCGTCGAAGAGCTCTTGATGAACAAGGCCGTCGTCGTCGCGGCGTCGAAGGGATCCAAGTCCAAGACCTGGCTCGACATCCCGACCGGCCCGATCGCGACCGACTCCGCCGGTGCCGAGCTCAACGCCGGCGCCTACCAACCCCAGGACTGGGACCTCTTCCAGTTCGACGAGGTCACCAAACAGATCGCCCGCAAATGAACCAACCACTACGCCCGGAAAACACGGGGGACAACCTGAGCGCATACGAAAGGTGCGCCAGGCTGATCTCCAAGTACGCCCCGTTCTACATCAAATACGGGGACCTTACCGCGATCTCAGGCACCGGCAGGTCGCACAAAAACAAAGCGAAAAAGAAGGTTGCCAAACCGAAGCGTAAGGGCAAAACCTAAGGCCTTCCTCCCAACATGAAGAACAACAAATACGAACTGCCCACCTTCTGGTGGGTCAACCCCTGGGCTCACGCCCGCTACCTGATCGGCGCCGCTGAAGAGCTCGCCGGTAGGTACCTCGAGACCTGCGAGAAGCTCGACCGGACCACCGGCCAGCTGGCGCAGGAGCTCGTCGACCACGCCGAAACCAAGGCCAGGCTCGACAGGCTGGAACAGCAGTACGACATCCTCGAAGGCCAGCTCTGCGAGGCCGAAGACAATGTCAACGGCCGGCAATACGGCGAGCTGATCCGCGACACCGTGCGCAAGGCTTGCGCCGAAGGCCTGACGATCGACGAGGCCTGCAAGAAGTACAAGCTGAACAAGGGCTCGGTGCGCACCGTAGCGTCCATGCTCGGCGTCTCCTTCAAGTGGTCCGGCAAGGGCCGCAAGCCTAAGAACCGCCGTGGCTGAGTTCACCACCCTGCACGATCGCAAGCGCACCGGCCTCTCCGCTCTCGGTACCGCCCTCGGTACCGCGAAGCGGTCGGGGCACAGCTTCGTCATGCTCAGGATCTCCGACGCCGAAGAGATCCATGACCTGGTCGGCCCGGTCATGAAGCGCGAACAGCACAAGGTCTACATGCGCCAGGTCCGGGCGCGCAAGCGCGCCATGAAGGCGATCAAGCGATGACCGGCATGCTCATGATGGCGCTCCTCTCCGGCGCGCCCACCGTGCCCGACACCTGGGTCGACGCGGTCGCCCATGTCGAGACCGGCGGTCACAAGGACCCGGACCACGCGGTCGGCGATGCCGGCCGTGCGGTCGGTCGGTTCCAATTCTGGCAGGTCGCGTGGACCGAGTGCTCGAAGATCCGCGCGAAGCACGGCCAGGACGTGCACCCCTACAGCAAGGCCACCGATCCGGTGATCGCGCGAGAGTACGCGCGCACCTGGATCGCGATGTGCCAGCGAGGCGTGTCCCTCGAGCTTGGCCGGCCGGCCACCCTGGCCGAGACCTGGGCCTGCTACAACCGCGGGCTGACCGGCTTCCGCCGGCTAGGCTTCAAGCTCTACCGCATGCCGAAGCACACCCAGAAGCACATCGCCTACCTATCCAAGATCAAATGAACCCGAACGCAGGACAAGGATCCGCCTGGAAAGGCGGAGTCACCGTCAACGACGCCGACACCGGCCGGATCGTGCCGACCATGAACCTCACCGAGATGCAGGCCAAGTTCGTCGAGGCCTACGTCGAGAACGGAGGCAACGGCACCCAGGCCGCGATCACCGCCGGCTACTCCCAGGACTGCGCCCGCGTCCAGGCACAGCAGAACCTCGAGCGACCGAAGATCCGCCTGGCCGTCGAACAGCTACGCGATCAGAAGATCAAGACCGACGGGGCGACGCGCGCCTGGCAGACCATGTACAACATGCTCAACGATCCTTCGGCGCCGGCACAGGCCCGGTTCCAGGCCGCGCGCTGGGTGCTCGAGGCCTCCGGCCATGGGCTGTCCGCGGTCGCGGCCGGCCTCCAGCTGGGGCTCCAGAAGTCCAAGAAGGATCTGTCCCAGATGTCCATCCATGAGCTCGAGGAGCTGATCCGCAACGGCCAGGCCTCCTTCGAGTCGATCAAGACCACCGTCAAGACCGTCGTCAAGGGGCACGAGAAATCCCTTGAGATCGACGGGCGCCCGGTCATTGATGTGCCCCCTTCCCAACATGAGTGATACCGATAACATCAACCGCCTGGGCTTCGAGGCCTGGGCTGACAACCTGATCGTCAACATGATCGAGGACCTGGCGCCGAAGCTCGACCGCGAGTCCGTCGCCGTGCGTTGCGAGAAGTACGCCGAAGAGACGTGCTACGTCGTCAGCGCCTACGTCGCCGGCCATGGCTGGCTGACCCATCACCGCACCGTCAAGCACGCGAAAGGAGATGCGTCGTGAGCAATCTCCCTAACTACGACGAGCTCGTGGCCGTGCGCCTGGAGCTCGCGCGGATCCGGGATCACCGGGACGCGCTCCAGGCCGGCCTGACCAAGGAGATCCGCGAGCTGATCCGGTCCGAGCTGTCCGCCCAGCTCGACGCCGTCAGCTGTCAGCTCGTCGAGCGCGACGACCTGAAGGCCGAGAACGCCCGCCTCAGGGCCGAGGTCGAGAACCTGAAGAAACCCGCCGTCATCGGAGGATACAACATCTCCGAATACATCCGCATGGCCAACTCCGAGACGCTTGAGTTCGACAACGGGGACATGTTCGCAGACATGACGCTCCCAGAGCGTATCAAATACATCGTTGAGTCACACGCACGCCTTCGCTCCGTGGCCGAGGACAACAAGCGTGAGTGCGAAGCGACCCGCATCGAGAACGCCCGCCTCAAGGCCGAGGTCGAGCGGCTTAAAGAGGGCAACGAGTGCCTTGACCAGATGCACGAAAAGGAAATGGCAAGGTCGGCTTTCCTGTGCGAACAGGTCGAGCGTCTGACCAAGGCTGTGATGCACTCCCCTGCGGCTCAACTCAAACTCAAGGAACTTGAAGGCAAGACCACCTACGAGGAAATCAACCCAGACAACCAATGAGCGAACCAATGCGATTCAGTCTCAAGCATCACGGACAACTGTCCTGCGTTGAGCATTGTCCAGAAGGCGAGTATGTCCTGCACTCCGACTACGCCAGACTCAAGGCCGAGGTCGAGCGGCTCCGCGCCGGATCCTTCGTCACGGCCGTGCCGGCCGAAGAGCACGAGAAGCTCCGGTCCGAGCTCGATCTGATCTACAGCCTGGACCCCATGATCCGCGAAGCCGTCGCGTCCGCCAAGCTCGCCCGGGAAGGAGGCCGGCCGTGAGCGAAAGCATGACCGACTACGCCCGCATGCTTGTGCTGGCCGACGACGTGAAGCGGATCGAGAGAGAGAAGCGTCTCATGGCTTCATGCCGGAACATCGAGGTCGCCGAACTGCGCGCCAAGATCGACAGGCTTACCAAGGCCGGCGAGAAGCTCGCACGCAAGCGCGCCGGAGGCACGTACCGCCGGCGCTGGAGAGAGATCGGCGACCCGCTCCTGGCCGAATGGCTGGACGCCACGGAAGGGGGCGCATCGTGACCGCCGAGTTTGAGCTGGAGCACCTGGGCGAGATGTACTGGGTCGAGGTCAGCTTCTCCAAGACCTACGTCGACGACAGCTTCGACTGCCACATTAACGGCCGGCCAGGCACGCACAAGTGCGGACACTGGGAGCCGGATCAGGACAGCCTGGAGGTCGAGTCATGCACCGACGGCGAGGGCGTCGAGGTGCACGTCGACAACGACCTGATGTCCGCGATCTCCGAGCGCGTGGGGGAGCTGGACCTGTCATGATCCACGAGTTCCGCAACCCGATCCCGGTCGAGACCCCGCTAGGCTACGGCCTGCTGATCTACGTCCGGGACGGGGGCACCTTCTGCAACGACGTCTTCGCGATCGTCCTCGACGAGGACGGCGTGATCCGGCACATGACCACAGACCAGTTCAAGCTGATCCGTAACGACACCTTCGGGATCCGCGACCAGGGCAAGGCATGAGCAAGGCGACCGAGGCCCGCGCGCGTCCCGGCCTGAAGGGCCTGACCCCATGGGAGCAGACCCTGGTCGAGCGCACGCGCGCCCAGGATCTGGCCCGGTGGGCTGAGCTCTTCGCCCGGAACAAGTGGGCGCCGGCCGATCCGGATTTGAGGACGCGAAGCGCGTCCTCGTCGCGTCCTCGTGCGTCCTCGAGCGTTTGAGGACGCGGGGTCACTTCCGTAAGTGACGTAACGACAGTTGGTTAAGTGAGGTTTTCAAAACGAGGACGCGAGGACGCAGGTTTTTTCGATCGTCGCGTCCTCAAGTTAAGTCACTGATAGCACGTCACTTAACTCACTTTTTCTGAGCTCGAGGACGCCGAGGACATACATAGTATGTACCTAGCGTCCTTGGGGCACGCCCCTAGGGGTGCCGATCCGCTGGTTACCATACAACCCAACCCCGTCCCCGGATCTCTTGCACCTGGCTGTCACATGTCACACAACCTACCAGTGCAACCCATCATGCTCCAGGTCGACGGGATCCCCAGGCCTCAGCCCCGCCCTAGGTTTGTCCGGGGCCGGGTGATCTCCTGCGCCGACGCCAATGCCAAGCGCTGGATCTCCGCGGTCGAGGCTAAGGCCGGCGAGCTGAGGCACCAGGACGCCCCGCTGAAGGGGGGATTGTTCGTAGGCCTAGACTTTACCTTCCCGGCCGGCAAAGGGCGCCAGGAGGGCGAGCCACACACCTCCAGGCCTGACGCCGACAACCTGGCCAAGCTGGTGCTCGACTGCCTCATGCGCGCCGGCCTGATCGGCGACGACGCGGTGGTCTCGTGCCTCATGATCCGGAAGAGCTACGGCGCCAAGCCCGGCGTCCTGATCTATCTCAACCAGGATCGGCGCGCATGAGGCAGT